TACTCAGGTAGCGGCGTGTCAGGTTTCAGCGGCTACAGCGGCATTTCGGGCTTCTCAGGTAGGTCGGGATACAGTGGGTATTCGGGCGCTGTGGGTGCTGGAGGAACGTTAGGATATTACGGTTCTTTTTACGACACAACCACACAAACAGCAACTGCAATAAATACAGCTTATGCAATAACTTACGACACTACTGTTGAAGCAACTGGTGTTTCAATTGTTTCAGGAAGTCGTATTACTTTTGCTAATGCTGGAACTTACAACGTCCAATTTTCAGCTCAACTAGACAGAACAAATTCAGGAACTGATACTGTTGATATTTGGCTTAGATTAAATGGAACAGATGTCGTTGAATCAGGTGGCAGTGTTGGAATGGACGGTGGCGCGGCAGCATCAAGGCGAGTCCCATCATGGAATTATGTTTTATCTTTAAATGCCAATGATTATTTGGAATTAATGTGGGCTGTTACTGATACACATATTCGTTTATTGGCGGTTCCAGCAAGCTCACCTCATCCAGCAATTCCTTCTATTATTTTGACTGCTACACAAGTTATGTATACCCAATCGGGATACAGCGGCATTAGTGGCTATTCCGGATTTAGCGGCAAATCCGGTTATTCAGGTTCTAACGGTTCTAACGGTGCATCAGGTTTTTCAGGCATCAGTGGTTACTCAGGTTTTAGTGGTATCAGCGGAACCAACGGTACAAATGGAGCAACAGGTACATCAGGATTTAGTGGGTATTCAGGTATTAGCGGATACAGCGGTTTTAGTGGTATCAGTGGAACAAATGGAATTAATGGATCTGTTGGAACATCGGGATTCAGCGGATATTCAGGAATAAGCGGCTATAGCGGTTTTAGTGGTATCAGTGGAACTAACGGAACCAATGGCACTTCCGGCTTTTCGGGATATTCCGGTATTAGTGGTTACTCAGGATATTCGGGTTATTCAGGAGCCACTGGAAGTTCAGGACCAGGTACAGCAATTAATGCTACTGCGAGTACTACTGCAACAGCGCAATATTTTGTTGGTGTAGCTGCTGGAGGTTCAAATCAAACTCCAATTATTTCAACAACAACACCAATTTCTTTTGTGCCTTCAAGTGGTAATGTGGGGATTGGTATGAGTTCGCCAAGTTGGAGGGTCGATGTGTTGGGGTCATCCCCCGGATATAGAGTTAGAGATTCTGGCTCTACAAATGGCTCTGTATTCCAGCAAGTATCAGGTGGGAATACTTACATTAACGTGCAAGACACAGCGGCTTTAATTTTTAATACCGCTAATACAGAACGTATGCGTATCGACTCCAGCGGTAACTTGCTGTTAGGAGCAACCAGCGGAGCATCACAACTCACCATATCAGGATACAACGCTTATGGAGGCACTGGATATGCAGGATTTTTACAAGTAACCAATACTTATGCAAGCGCTACAACTCCCACCAAATATTTTCGTTTAAATGCGGCGGGAGGCATAGAGATTGTTAACAGTGCATACAACGCTGTAATTTTTACTTTAACTGATGGAGGCGCTGTAACCGCAGCCTCATACAACGGATTTGCACCATCGCAAACAAACGGTGTTGGCGCACGTATTGTTGTTGCTGACAATAGCGGTTACATCAATAACAACTATTTCAATTCAACTGACGATGTAAGCGCTGGAACATTAACTTATGTCATGGCAAAGTTTGGTGATAACTATTACCGATCAGCAACTGCCGCAAAAGTTGCCACTTTTATTAGTGGTCAATCAATGAATATTTCGGGGTCTTCTACCTCATGCTCAGGTAATTCTGCAACAGCTACAGCACTTTCAACCGCATCAGGTTCAGCGCCATCATATTCAGCTAGAGCATGGGTAAACTTTGACGGCACAACTGCATCACCATCAACAATCAGAGCTTCAGGCAATGTTTCGTCAATAACAAAAAATGCCACAGGCGATTACACAGTCAATTTTTCGACTGCAATGCAAGATGCTAATTATAGTTTTTCAGGAGCAGCAGGAACTCCAAATAGTGCATTTTCAATAGTTAGTAACAGAACTACTACGCAAACTACTTCCTCTTGCCGAATAGGAACTTATACAGTTGGAAGCGGACTACAAGATAATTCATATACGCTTTTATCTTTTTTCCGTTAACAAGGATAACTATGACACAAATAATAATTTACCCAAATGATGAAGGCTGGTTATCAGTCGTCATTCCTGCGCCTGAGTGCAGCATATCTATTGAAGAAATTGCTCGTAAAGACGTACCCGCAGGCAAGCCATATCACATTATCAATACAGATCAAATGCCTCAAGACAATGTGTTTTTTGAAGCATGGGAAGCCGATTTTTCTAATCCTGATGGTCATGGCATTGGACATGATGCTTGGTTTGCAGAACAAGCCGCAAAGGAGCAAGCATGATTACTGTGAATATTAATAAAGCAAAAACTATTGCACATCAATTACGGCGTGTTGCTAGAGAAGAAGAATTTAAGCCTTACGATGATGCTATTGCCAAGCAAATTCCAAATCAAACAGAAGGTGCTGAAGCCGCTAGGATAGTTATCAGAGCAAAATACGCAACAATGCAAACAGCAATTGATGCCGCCACAACTGTAGATGAAATCAAATCTGTAATGCCACAAGGATAAACATGAATAGCAAAGAATTGTATGGACTTGACATAGCAACGCAATGGGAAAAGATCTTAGATATTCATGTCTTGAAACTAGCCAAAGAACATCACCCTGATTGGTATAGATGGCGGCTAACAAATAATTGGGAACGTGCTGTATTCCTTAAAGGCGACCCAGTTGGCGGCAGAGAAGCTGCTCGTTACCTTTGGGCAAATCAAAACTTAATGGGAGAAACAGTTCTTGAGATTGGTTGCTCAACAGGATACGGCTCACAATTCTTTTCACAACAAGTCAATTACCTTGGCCTTGATTACGATCCAATCATTATTGATGTTGCCAAAGAACAAAATTGGGGTTTGAATAAATGGTTTGTTCAAGCGGACATCAACACATATGAATTTCTTGGTTCTGAAACCATAGTTGCATTTGAAGTAATTGAACATCTTGCCAACGGGTTAGAAATTGTTGAAAAACTTAAACGCATTTCTAAAAGACTTTTGATTAGCGTTCCACACAATGAACCTGTTGGCTTTTGGGGCGAGCATCACAAACTGCATGGTCTTACAGAAAAAGACTTTGTCGGTTTTGACTTTGCCTACGTATCCGAACATGGCAGATGCACTACCACTATGGAGCCAATCAGCGACACCAACAGATGCAATCTAATGCTATGTAGGTGGGACAATGAGTAAAGTACTTTGCTCCATAGCTACTAGAGGCAGATACTTCACTACCTTACCTTTGGTTATCCAAGCCGTGATGAACCAAACAAGATTGCCTGACAAGTTCATAATTTTTGATGACAACGATGAACCTAAAGACATGCGGGAAGAACCGCTGTACCAAAACTTGTTTTATGTTTTGAAGTGCAAAGGAATTAATTGGGAATGGTTGTTTGCGCATAAGAAAGGCCAGCACCACATCCATCAGATGGCAAACACCATGGGCTATGACTGGGTATGGCGGGTAGATGATGATGCCGTGCCTGAGCCAAACGTCCTTGAAGCACTTTCTAGCCACATTGCGGATGATGTTGGAGCCATAGGTGGCACGGTAATGAATCCACCTCATTTGCCTGCTGTAATTGATTCATCAGGGTTGATCGCCAATATTGAGATTGAGCCAAACATCCAATGGGGTTTGATCAAAGAAAAGAAGCAAGTCGAGCATTTGTATTGCTCTTTTCTGTACCGTGCTGGTGTGCATGACTATAACCTTGGGCTATCACGTGTAGCGCACAGGGAAGAATCGTTGTTCAGCTATGGCTTGCATCAGAAAGGCTACAAGCTATTTGTTGTGCCTGATGCAATTACATGGCATCTTAAGCAGCCAACTGGCGGCATTCGAGCAGAAACTAATCCTGCCATGTATGCGCATGATGATGAAATCTTCAAAAACCATGTGTCTATTGGAGACAACACCATTGTGGTGCTGAATTGCGGTCTTGGTGACCACATTGTCTTTTCCAAAGTTTTGCCAAAAATTAAAAACCCCGTTGTATTTACTTGCTATCCTGAAATTGTTGAAGGTCGGTCTATTGCCGAAGCCATGCAGCTTTATGGTGATCTTGACCAATGGAACATCTACAAAAAAATGGATCAATGGAAATGGACAGCCAGCTTGCAAGAAGCGTTTGAAAGGATGTACTTGTGATTGTCATCCATCCTTTTTCTAGACCACTCAACAATGGCAAGCAAAACCCCAAGAATTACCCATATTGGCCTGAATTAATCAAGTTGATTGACGAGCCGATCATTCAAATTGGGCTTGAGGGTGAACAGCAGTTGGTTGAGGATTTCAGAAAAAATCTAAGCATTCCTGAGTTGGAAGCTTTGATCCATGAATGTCGCACTTGGATTGGCGTGGACAGCTTTTTCCAGCATCTTTGTTGGGCAGAAGGCAAACAAGGCATTGTGCTGTGGTCGGTGTCAGACCCGTTGATCTTTGGTCACCCTGAAAACATCAATTTATTGAAAGACAGAAACAACCTTAATTCCAACCAATTTCTGTGGTGGGAAGCTACAGAACACAATCCCGACAACTTTGTAAAACCTGAAGAAATATTACCTCATATAAAGGGTGTGGAAAATGGCAAAACCACTTAGAATCAAACGCACTTGACAGAGGCGCAAAATGTCTGATTACACCCGTCTGCGTACCCCATTTATCAACATGTCGTTCACGCCCGATGTGCCTAGCAACGCATTGGGTCCAAACGAATACAACAACGGTTTAAATGTCGAGGCAGATGTTCGCGGTGTTAAAAAGGTAAATGGCGACCAAGCAATCTTGTCCACCATACCTGGCAACGTCATTTTTATGGATGGCAACTATCGGACTCAAGATACATGGGTGTTTATTGTCGCAACCCGCGAAGGTAAGTGGTATCAAATTACGGCAGCAGGCATATCCAACATAACGCCAGGTTATGGCGCAAACCCAAATGCCGCACTTTCAGGATATAACGATGACTTGAATATCACCACATCATGGGTGGGTGGGGTTTTCTTTATCAACGATACCCTTCGCGCTCCCATGTATTACCGTCCTACAGACACTGAAATTCGTTTGTATGACACTTCACCGGACAATTTTGTTTGGAATTACGGAACCAATGTGTTGGCTACCCGTGCTGGGTTCGTGCGCAATTACAGCTCTCCCAATGTCGGCAATATTTTGGTAGCAGGCAACTTAACTGAAGACTTGGTAGGCGGTTCAACAGTTAACTATCCCACCACTGTTAGATGGTCACAAGCGTTTGCAAATACTGGCGTTCCAGCCACTTGGGTTCCAACCCTTACCAACATTGCCAACGAACAAGAAGTACCTGTGCGCGGTCCATTGATTGATGGCTTTTTCTTAGGTGGCAATTTCTACGTATGTTCGTATTGGGACACCGTGGTATTCAGCCCTATTGCCTATCAAAGCACGACAGCGCCCATTTTTGGTGTGCGATTGTTTAATCAAGGTCGTGGCCTGCTAAACAACAATTGCGTGGTCAATACAGATCAAAATGTGTATGGCATTGATAGTCGAGACATTTGGGTTTTTGATGGCAGCAATTTCAATTCCTTGGGCAACCAAAAGGTCAGAAATTACTTTTTTGCCAATTTAAATCCGACCTATCAAGACCGTCTTTTTATGGTCAACAACACTCAAAAATATCAGATAGAGATTTACTATCCTGATCTGAACAGCACTGGGTGGTGTAACAAAATGCTGTCATGGCGTTATGACTTGAATGTATGGAATGCACCAAAAGATGTATCAGGGGCTTGTAATGCTTGTGAAGCACCTGTGTACAACTCAGGATTCCAATATGCCTCACGATGCGTGGTGTATGGTCGAGGCAATGTCAGCAGTTCACAACTTGTTCAAACAGGTCAAGGCAATTCTTTTCTTGGCGGTGCAACCATTCCTGCTTTATTTGAGCGCAACAATGTTGTACTT